AAATTGCAGCAATTGGGCGTTCCCAGCGATCGCTGCGAGCTCATCGAGCCATACAGCGGTACCACTCAGGTCTGCGGCCGAAGCCTTGAACAGAGCTTCTGCGTAAGGGCGGGCAATGGTGGCTAGTTCGGCCATGTTGTCCTCTTACAGCTCAGTTTTCAGACGACCCAACAAGTCGGCGCCGGAAACTTGGTGGCTGGTCTTGGCACCGTAGCAAGGCACCTTTACGATGTTGGCAGGATTGCCGAACTCAGGGAATTCCCGAATGCAAGGGACTTCCTTGACGTTGGCTGCGGTTGCCATTACTGCCAGGCATTCAGCGACAGTATCGGCTGCGGATACCGTTGCGGGGCTAGCAGTGCTATAGGAGAGGCTGGTGTAGACACCGGCTTGAAGAGATGAGGGGAGTGCCATTAGTTAAGCTCCATAATGTGTGAAGGGTACTTTGTAGTCTGCACGATATAACGAACGGTTAATGTCGTCGTGCCCTATTATTTCTATTGATGAGGTCTGTAGGTGGGTTCCATTCGGTAGCACCTGCCACTCAATCAGTGGGTTTATTGTGTCGGCCATTTCGTATATCAACTTTTCACCTGCGTCGCTTGACACATAGATACTAAGTATTAACATACCTTTTAATTCCTTACAGCACATGTTGTAGGAATTTGCCTTAACATTCGGCATCAGTACTGTGCTGAGAATGTACGGTGGACCGCCTGATTGCCCTTGATAGGATGAAGGGAATGTGCGATATGGTACGTTAGCTAATACGCCGTATATATCTGATAGTATCTCACTGTACATCACTGAGCTCCAATGTAGTAACTAGGATATCTTCCTCTGTTTTACGGCAGTGGTAGATCACCCCGTTGATTGTAGCAATGGTGTAGGAAGTGGATATCAGATCCTCGGTACGCACAATAAGGTTGGACAATGCAGTGTGCACAGGATTAGCCTGTGAGACACCCATCTCTTCCTTCACTGGGATTAGAAACCCACGTGTAACCTTATTGTTTGTCGGTGTATACGACGTAATACCCGTGGTGTAGTCATACCGAATGGCGTCCTTTGAGGAAAACACTACATCAACAGCCATGGAATCAAGCTTCTTGAAGGCTCGTTCCCTGGCCTTGATCATGCGGTTACGCACAGTCATTAGTTAGACCTCCACCACAACCCAGTGGCACCATTATCGGACTTGGATAACAGAGGACGTAAATTGCGTAACACAATACCACTAACCTTAGCGGCCTTGAATTCCGATTTATCCTCAATCTCCAGCGGGCCGATCTTGATACGCTCGAAGGACTCGTCAGTGTCATCAAGTAGATTCTCATTCAACAATAAATGGAGAGCCTGCTCAAAGACAGCAACTTTAATCCTACTAGGCACTACACTTGAATCCAACGCTGAGTTGTACCCAAGGAACGGATCGTAGAATACAGCAAATCCACGTGGCCAGGCCAGCAGCTGCAGCTTGTTAGACACAATACCAATAAATTGATACTGATCAACAATAGCTGTGGCCGTGACCAGCGCTTTTTCTCTATCAATAGGTGCTGCGTTGGCCCATGCGTCATTGTCGATTCGTGTAGACATGTAGGCATCAGCCTCGGCCACACTCACATAAGAGTTATTGCCAACGATTAAAGGCATTATGCGTGGAAGATCGGGAGGATACCGAGATTCAGCGCCTGCTCTTTACGCAGCCAGCTGCCTGCGGTGGCATAACCAGCGTTAGCAGCGAAAGCCGTGGTAGCACCAGCCCAGTGGTAGCCATACGGATGCATAACGAAACCATAGCGATACCAGATGTTGGTCTGGCCACCGCCCGTATAGGCTTCGGCATTACGTTGCACTTCGACGGGAATCGTCGGGTTAATCGGCGTAAAGCTGATTGCACCGGGCATGCAGATGTAGCTGGTCTTCGTGCTGAAGTCGTTAACGTTAGCGCTGGCAGCTTGGTTGTGCAGCTCATGACCACGCGTCAGCACCAAACGGAACTTACCACCGAAGATGGTCTGGAACGAGATGTTACCGTCAACGATCTGCAGAGGGTCAACCAAGTTACTAGCACGCAACTCAGCCAACACCTCAGGGGTGCACACAAGATACATGAACTCGGGCTCATAGTCTTTGAATGCCATGCCGACAGCCTTGAACAGACG